TATAGATTGGATCATTACGAAGTGCCATGTTCAATTATCCTTTTTAAATCTTCTAACATCTGTGGAGTAAACTTCTCATAACTTGGAATAAGAAAGGGTCTACCCTTAATAAATTTTCCACTTGTGTGCTTAAAGCCTAATTCAATTAAGTGAACAAGTTTTCCCTTAGTCTTTGATGAAATATAAACGATGTCGCCAATTTTTGTTTTAACAAATGAATCAGCTAAGTGATTATTTCCACTATCGCTTCTTGGAGTGTTTGCCTTAATATATTCCAAGATTTCATCTGCTGTTTGATCAATACGCTTATCTATCTTAATAACTACTTCTTCACCATATCTTTGCACCAAACTATTAATACTATCTAATGCTTTATTCATAGATGAAGTCCTCACCTAATAATGGTGTACTTGCAAGATAGAGTTCGATATATTGACCTAGATCATATGTTCTTTCCACCTTATAAAAATTACCAGATAGCTTAACAAACTTTTCGCCACTATATAGGAAGGTTACAACCATAATCTTTCTTACAATATTTAATTTGGTTTGAATACTTGTTTCAAACTCAGTTGTTGTCAAGCTACGTTCAATACCAATCACTTCTTTTTCTGATAAGACCAAATATTTCTCACGTTTCTTTTCTACTTTGATTAAACTAATTCTTACGTTTGGCATCTACTCACCCCTTGATATGGCTAATTGATTTAAGATTGTATAAAAACTACTTGGCAGTTCTCTTACTGTTCCATCACTTTTAAAGCCAAAGAACGTTTTACAATAAATAAAGATAAGGGTTAGTGCAATCTCTGATTCATCAACTACACCCTTACTTACCCCTGTTGAAGAGATTAATTCCTTACAAGCATTAATGAGTATATTAATCTCTCCATCAGCATAAGTTTCACTATCAGGAATAAGTAGACTGCGCTTAACTTTTAATAAGACGCTGTCTACCATAAATCTTAACCGTTATTTTCTGGATCTTCTATTTCTGTTTTCTCGCTTTTTTTAACACGAACAAAACCTTGATATCCAACAACGTTTCCACCCACAAAGACTGATGCCTTATATGAGATGATGCCTTGTTTAAACTTATAGTCGTTTGATTTAGCAATTTCTACTGGCGAGAAGATTGCGACTTCATAGTTTTTAAGTGAACCATAAGCCATCGCATAACTACCCACTGGAGTATTTGGATTTGAAATTGCTCCAGTATTAGAGTTGATGATATATGGAATACCATCAATGGTATGACTCACATAGTCGATCGTATGGATCTTTCTACCTTCTTTAGTACGAAGTCCTGCAAAGGCACGTAAGTCATTTTTGTTTAAGATTAAAACTGCCCCACCTTCAACATCTTCACTCCCACCATATGCAAAGATAATATCATCTAGTGTGTTTTCATTAATCTCAGCAATTTCTAAATCTTCAGTATCTGCAAGTGCGACTGCTTTATCAGAGAATAATCCAGTAAAGTTATTAGCAGTGCCGTTTCCTTTTAATATTTCAAGTGATAACTTTTTCTTTAAACTCGTTTTAATATTCTTAATAACTTCAGCTTGATAATCAACACTTGGGAGTTTTTCTAACTCTTCAGTAATTTCTGTGTAAGCTGTTAACTTACTTTTAGTAATCGTTACATAACCAAACTCAGGTTCTGTTTCGTTATAGTCTTCACCTTCTAGTGTTGCACCAGCAATCCCTGATTCTTTAACAAATGTTTTCTTATAGGTTTCCCCGCCATTTAAGTTAATAAGATTAATGTTATCAACTAAAGAGCTTACCTCTCCAAATGGATATGGTGCTAACTTATCACTGGTGTGTTCAGTTAATAATATTTCATCTTGTGAAACTGAAACGGCACGTTTTTCTTTTAAATCTGCACCACGTTTTTCTAACATTTCTGTTCTTACTTGGCTGTTAGTTTCAGGGTTAATGGTTGGTAGTACAAACTTAGATGCAAGTAATAATTTTTTATCAATGACATTGCGTTCTTTAAGTAGTTCATCCAACTCTTTTTCAAGGGCATCTAGTGCTTCTAACTCAGCACTTTCTGATTCTCTTTTGATGGCACTAATGCGGACATCAATTTCTTGTTTACGAACATTTAAATTCATTTCTAAATTTCTCCTTTGATTTTTATTCGTTTTCTTATGATTTGTTTGCATCTCTCAAGTTTTTCATTTTCCAATGCTCTAGTTTCACTATCCAGTAATTCTAGACTCCTTGCATAAACACTTGTTCCTTCATAAGCAGGAACATCTACAATGGACACATCATATAACCGTTCAATTTTTAAAATGTTACGAAGTGGAATGCTACCATCCCTATTCCAGGTTTGGTGTTTTACTGTGAATGCAAAACTCATCTTATCCAAGAGTCCACTTTGTACCATCTTATAAATGTCACGATTTGATTGTGTATCTAATAATCTTGCTTTAATCTTTAATCCCACATCATCAATTTCTAACTCAAGTGATTTGTTTCTTGTTCTTGCTAAAACCAAGAAGTTATCTTGATGATTATATTTAAGTGGGACATCTTTCATGTTAGCCCCATCTAGTGCATCTCTATCTATAATTTCTTTAAAGCCGTGTGCTTCACTACCAATTAATGTTTCTTCATTAAACTTAATAGCATAACCTTCTATAAGCATTTCTGCTTCACTTGCTGCTTTAACTTCTGCAATTCTAATTTCTCTACTTTTCATCTTCATTTTCCTTTCCAACCTGATATTCATCAGCGTACTTTGTATTGACATAGTTTAGACTTTGAATTCGTTTATTACCATCTTCAATGGGTGGGTATCCTAAAACCCCACGTGATTCATTAACTGAGAATATTCCAAGACCCATTAACTTTTCAATTGCGGTAATCTTACTTGACCATGATGCATAATTTAAGCGTTCACCATAAAAGAGTATCTGCTCTCCATCAAGTAGATTTGTACGACTTAGTAGGGCTTTACTAAATGCATTGGATAAAAAGATAGTGAGTGGTTCAAGGGTATTTTCATAAAATGCGTTATATTCATTTTCATCATATTTTGAGTTTAGGATTGCCTCACTTACACCAAAGTAATTTAGGATTTTACTTTGAACAAAGTTGAGTGTTTCTTTATCAATCACTTTTGGATCAATTGATAAAGGAATATAGTCTGCTTTCATATCAACTGGAATAATACTTGAACCATTCTTATCACGGTTTGTTTTAAGGGCTTCATCAAAGATTTCTTTTTGTCGTTGTTTATCTTTTTCCGATAACATCGCATTCATTTTTAATAAACCTTTAATTTGGAAACTTGACCTTAAGGCATTTTCTAATCCTGTTAATAGATTCTCATTCATTTGAATACTTTTAATTAATTGCTTATGGCTTGATAAGGCGCCATCGCCACCAAATATTTCATGTTTCCTATATAATCTTTTTAAGTGAATAAATGATTCATAAGGTAGTGTGTAGTTGGTTCCATCACCGAAGTCCATTTCTAAGAATACCGATTCCCCTAAGTCTTGTTTAATCTCAACCTTTGCTGGGTTTAAGGGATACATCCCAGTTAAATTATTATTGGTATCATAGGACAAGTAAATAAAGCAGTTGTTATTAGAAAGTAGTAAACTAATAACTTTATAAATGAACTCAGCGGTTGTCATATATTCATTTGGGTAATGCGTTAATCTAAAATTGATTTCATCATCAATAATTTCAACTGAACCTTCTTTTTTATTTCTAATATGTTTGGGTTTTAGTTTTGAGATATGACTAGCAATTCTATCAATACAGATTTCTGCTAAATCACTATCTTCTAACCTGTTAGCATTTGATTTACTAAAGTCTAGATTGGCCGTGAATAGATTAAATCCATTTATCCCACTACTTTTCTTTTTGGTTTTAAAAATATCAAAGATACTCATCTAATCATCCCCTCATATTCTGACTTGTATCTGTTTAAAACAGCATACGCAATAATCAGTGCCACTGCACCATCAATTCGTTTAAATTTTGAACCTAGTTTAGATGGTTGAATATTACCGTTGATATCAACTTTGGCTTGGGTATTTGCAAGGTTCCATTTCATCATGGGATGATTGTTGTAGTTCACAAGTTTATTTTTTAAATCAGCTTCTAGCTGTTTCATTGGCTCTGATAGAGAATAAATACCTTGTCTAACTTTTTCTAATGTAAATCCTGCATCTTCCATTTCTTTAACCCAATAAAGTGAGTTCCATGGATCATAGCCAATCCAAAGTGGTCTAATACCATGTTCTCTAATCATTTTTATAAACCACTGTGTTACTAGTGAAAAATCATTTTGACTACCAGGTGTCACTGTAATCATTCCTTTGGCTAACCAAATATCATAGGGTGCATTATCTTCTTCCTTACGTTTTTCTAATACATCTGCTGGCATAAAGTATTGACTAAGCACATACTTTTTGCCATTTTTAATAACTAATAATAGTGCCACTGTTAAGTCTGTTGTATTAGATAAGTCAACACCACCAATAGCATAACTATCACTAATCTCTTTAACTTTAAAGGTTTCTGTATTAACCACATCTTTAAACTCTAGCCATGCACCTTGGTCGGTTTGTTTGATATTAAAATCCTTACAAAGCATCGTGACTTTCATGGCATGATCGTGTTTGGATTTATTCATCATATCATCTAAGTAACTGGGAAGTTTAACTGTCCCTAGACTTGGGTTTGATTTTTGCCAAGTCTTTTTATCTTGATAGATTTCTTCAACACTATCTTGGG